TCATTTGCATCTAGCTGGAGATGGTAATAAGGTTCAAGTCAAACAACAAAGTGATGGTGCTAAAAATCTAAATTTAACAATTTATAATGATTATAATGATGTATTTGTTCGTCAAAAAGGAAATAATACGAGTCATACTGCAACCATAACGCTTGATGGATTATATGGAACAGACTTAACATTAAAACAAATGAGTACTACATCACAGACATATAACTTATCGCAAACATGCATGACGGTTGGTGGTTGTGCTGTAAGTGTGACGCAAGATTAATGAAATACATAACTTCTATATGGGCTACTCTGGCCATTGTGATACTAGGTGTTGTAATAAGAGTATCTGATCCTTCATTTCTACAGCAATTAAGGCTTACAGTCTTTGATCAATACATAACATCTATAGAAGAAACAAAGTCAAATGATATTGTATTGTTAAATATATCAGAAGAAACTTTAGGCGTTCACGGCCAATACCCATTCCCACGACATATATATGCACAGATGATTTCTGACTTGCGTAACGCTGGTGCTGGAATGATTGGATTCACTATCATGTACCCAGAGGCCGATAGATTCGGTGGTGATGAAGTATTCGCATCTTGGATTAAAGATAATGGTATTATATTATCACAAGATGCAGACCCAAGTGGTAGAAGCTCTACTGCGCCTTATGTTGGTTCAGCAGTATTTGGTACTGGAGACCCAATGGATTGGGTAGTACGTTATGATGGATTGGTTACCAATATACCTGCATTAGAAGAAGGAGCTTGGGGCCATGGATTAATTAATGCAATGCCTGAAATAGATGGTGTTGCAAGAAGAATACCACTACTATCTCAAATTAATAATCAACTCTATCCGTCATTTAGTTTGGAGACTATAAGAGTTATGCAGAATAAGCCGTCATATACCGTTAAGGTAAATGATACAGGTATTGAAGAAATTATACTTAGGCCCTTTCAAATACCAACAGGCAATCAAGGGCAAATCTGGTTAAATCCTAATATTAAGTTTACGGAAATAAACTACGGGTCCAGTGAGTTACCAAATCTAATGGGGAAATCTGTACTGATTGGTTTAACTGCTTCTGGCTTGGCATCACAGATTCCAACTCCAAGTGGTATGAAGTCTGCACATTCATTACAGGCTTCTGCCATTCAGACCATCGTTGATGGTACTCAGATAACTCGTCCTTTGTGGGCCGATATACTAGAGATAGTGAGTATGATAGTGGGTTCGATACTGATTGTGGTGGCAGTATATTATCTTCCGATATGGATTTCAGGTACCACATTCTTGATCCTTTCAAGTGTTGTTGTAGGTGGATTTATTTATATATGGCAGAGCTACAGTATACTGTTGTCCCCTTTAAGTACCTTAATATTATATATAATAACCTTTACCTCAGCCGCGTTCAATAATTTCTATAAACAGTTTGTTTTAAGGCAACAGATAAAGAAACAATTTGAAACATACCTTGATCCTAGGCAGGTATATCTATTGCAGAAGAGTCCTGAATTATTAAAGCTCGGGGGTGAGCGTAGAGAGATGACTTTCTTGTTTATGGATATATGTGGATTCACTCCAGTATCAGAGCACTATAAAAACAACGACGATCCAGAAGGACTTGTATTACTAATCAATGATTTCTTGGATAATATGACTAAAATAATTATGAATAATGGTGGAACAATAGATAAATATATGGGCGACTGTATAATGGCATTCTGGAACGCACCATTAGACTGTCCAAATCACGCAGATATGGCTGTTAAATCAGCTCTTGAAATAGAGGCAAAAACAGATGAACTTAGACGAAAATATAAAGAACAGGGTTTACCCCCCATCAATGTTGGAACTGGCATCAATACTGGCGATTGCATTGTTGGTAATATGGGTAGTGAGTCTCGGTTTGATTACTCTGTCATTGGAGACGCAGTCAACCTTGCCGCAAGACTCGAAGCCACAGCAGCAAGAGGAGAGTACATCAACTGTCCAACCATCATCTCCAGTTTCACAATGGAACAACTTACCGACTTTAAACCGAGACCAATAGGTGATATAACGGTTAAAGGTAAGAAAGAGCGTATTAAAATATACGCACCATAGCCCTTATAACCAAAATGTGTGACAAATATGTTACATATTCCAAAATAATATAAAAAAATGCAATTATTTTTACTTAGCGTGTTTACATATGCTCTAAATGTGATATAATGGTACCATAAATTAATGAAACAAGTGAGAGAAAATATGACTATGAATAACCTAATCAAAGAAATTAACGGCCTAGACCTAGAGTCAATGAATGCATTAATCCCAGTGTTTAATGCCCGAATGAAGGTATTACGTTCTATTAAACAGGCCTCAGCCAAAGCACAATTTTCGGTAGGTGACTCTGTATTCTTTACTTCAAGAGGTCAGAAAGTGACCGGTAAGGTAATCAAGATAATGCCCAAAAACATCAAGGTTGAAACAATGACTGGTCTTTGGAAAGTTGCTCCATCATTATTGAGTGCAGCATAATGCAGTACTTAAAAGAAATCACTGATTGGGGGGATTCAACTCCCAATCATACCTACATCGTTAATGATGCAGGTCACTTGGCAGGATATGTCAAGACTGGAACTCGTGAGGAGATTTGGTTTAAATCTCCCATGAAGCAATTCAGTAAATCCCGTAGACGTTTTGTAAAACTTAAGAGGTAGTAAATATGCCATTACTCGTTATGAAAGGACGAATGAAAAACAAAGCCAAGATTGTAACCTATATTGGTAACCTATGTAAGGAACTCGGTATTAACCGTATGCATTCTAAGGTGATCTTTCTTAACTTTAAAACACAGCTTGAAGAAGATGCTCAAGGCTTGTGTTGGGGTGATATGAAAAAGGGATACTGTGATATACAAATCTCTCGTACTGAAGAGGGTAATCCACTTCCCTTTGAACAAATGATGCAGACAATAGCCCATGAAATGGTGCATGCAAAACAATACTTCCGAGGGGAGTTAAATTCATACGGCTCTCGTGTATGGAAAGGTCGTAATGCAGAGGGTTGGAAATATGAAAACCAACCATGGGAACGTGAAGCTTTCAGGCTTGAAGAGAAATTATACAATAAATGTTGGCCGAAAAATAATTAAAAATAATTGCAGAAACGTGTTGACAGCCCTTCAAAATAGTGTTATAATGGTTACATAAAGTGAATTAAGGAGTATATTATGAGTATGAATGATGATAAATTATTGAGTGTTTCAGAGCCAAAGGTCATGCAGTCAGCTGCTGGTTATTACATTGGCCAGTCATGTGAGGTAGAATACTACTGGAGTGACGGAACCACTTCGGTTGGTACCGAGCCCTATGACAGACTGTCTGGGTATTTTGCAACGCCTCAACAGGCAGAACTTTATTTGATGGAGGTAGCGTAATGACTACTCGTGTAACATATTATCCCTCAACCAATGATGGATGTGGCTCTAGCCGACAAGGTGAAATGACTGCATCTTATAATGATCTAATTGAAATGTTTGGCCAACCTGAGGAATACATCTCAGGCGATGGAAAATGTACATTTGAGTTTGTAATTGAATACGAAGTTGAAGATGAGTTTGGTGTTGAATCATCATACTTTACTCTATATGATTGGAAAGGCAATCGTCCTTATAATGATTCTGAAGAGTTTCTAGTTCACATTGGTGGAAAGAAATTTGAGGATCAATGGGCCGCTAAAAGAGCCCTTGAATTATTTAAAAAGACAGATGTACGTTATGGGCATGACCATAGTGTGTTGTGTCATGGTTATAGTCATGCTTACTAAAGGATTATATGTCAGTGCCTGAATTTAACAAAAATGAGTTGGAAAACTCAAAACGAATTTTTAAGAGTGCAACTCCCAAGTATACACTAGATTGGTATTTAAAGTGGGTTGCAAGTGCGTTTGTATTAATTGCTATGTCCATTAGGGGCGTAGAAGGTATGCAAATATATGATCTATACCTATCTATTAGTGGTATTGCTCTATGGTTATGGGTGTCTATTATATGGCAAGATAGAGCACTAATACTACTTAATGGTGTAGGTCTGATGTTTTTAATTAACAATTTAGTTAAATTAATTGCATCTTTTTAACAGAAACGTGTTGACAGCATCGACACAATGTGATATTATGTACATATAAATTGAAGGAGTAAACATATTATGTCAAATGAATCGTATAACCAAATCATGAAAATCCTCAAAGAGGAAAAGAAACTTTATGATAAAGAACAGAAGGCCAAAAAGGCAGCAGCCAAGAAAGAGGCCAAGAAGTTTAAGGCAGACCAGTCCGCATTAACCAAATACGTTAAGAAGGCAGGTCACCAATCCCCAAATTCCCTAGAATGTAACAGTCCCAAAAATATGTATTACAGTGAGCAACAGACCAAAGACTATTTGGCTGGCACATCGTATATGGATACATATCGAGCAACTTGTAATGACTGGGACTAGTCGTACCATGCGTAGAGTATTTGCTCTACAAAAGGCTAGGGATAGAGCAACTAACCCTGACTTTAAAAAGTTATGGGAAGATAAGTTGCAAGAATTAATTAAACTCGCCGAACAAGGCAGGAGTTCTTATGACACAATACACTAAATCGGTAGAAAGGCAAAAAATCAAAATGGAAGCCGAGGCCTGGGCAACATCTGTAAAAAGTATTCATGCACATTCATTAGATAGCATGCATTATGACGACAGACCAGAGGATACCATTGACGGTCAGTGTGTAACCGATACTGAATTCAATAGTGGCGTAGTAGAGCGTAGGCAGAACGGCAGATTAATACATACCTTCGGTAAAAAACTTACTGGCCAAGAATTGATAGATGAATATGAGAGGAAAACATAATGAGTATAGAACCAATGTTAAAAAAGCCAAAACTATTTAGACGCACTGTTATGGGTATTGTAAGTGCCTGGAGACGCGTCATGGACGTTAAATATAACCCCCTAAAGTACATTCCAGACCCAAGTCTGCAAACATATTTCATGTTAGTATTGTTTACTGTATGGAGTGTATTTTTTGGATTCCTAGCGGCAAACTATCTAGGATTCTTTAATTACAATACAGTGGTCAGTATTATTGCTCACTGTGCAGTGTTAGTTCCACTAGCATTAACTAATGCAATCTTTATTGATGCAGAACGTGATGGTCATAAGTGGTTAAAGGAATGGAAAGAAGAACAAAGCCGATATAAATTACTTGTAAACCGACTTAAAACTAAGAACCTGACCCTATGGGATCCAAGTAAGGAGGCATAATGCGTAATTCTATTGGAAGTTTAAGATATGATATGTATGGCAGAAAGCGTAAGACACCTGCATTAAACAAACCACGTAGGCCTAAAGCAGATTTTAAACCTATGGTGCATGAACAGACTTTGGCAGAGAAGATGTCAGCAGAACACAGAACCAAATACCCCTCAGCCGAAATGTCAAGTACATATACACCTAATAAAGATCAATCATGGAAGCAAGAAGCTTCTAAAAACTTTACAGTCGCACCTGCATACAACAAAGGTGCATATCAAGTGATACCTCGCAAAGATGTAGAGCACATTGGGAGATAAATATATATGGAAACTTTTATTGGAATAGTATTATGTGGAATCGGATTTTTATTTTGTTATATGTCTAGCCACATAATCGAAGAAGAAAAACAAGGCAAAAGAATGCCTATGTTTTGGGAGAAAAAAGATGGCGAATAGTAGTCACGACGAACACATGAGGCTTCAAGGCCTCTCAAATGATATAGTGCTTATGAGTGAGTTTATGAATGATCCAAAGACAGCACAAGTAGTTAAAAAGAAATCAGATAATACATTTGGAGTTAGATTTGTACATAAAGGCAAGACCTTAGGTATTGAATGGTACGAAGGTAAATCTGAAGTATGGGCTGAAGAAGCCGCTGAAAATTGGATTTTAGGAATTAAGGATATTGATCCTACAGAAGTTTAAGCTTGTGGGCCGAGTAACATTGCACTCCTTTATTTATAATTATGTTACTCGGCCCCTTTACTTTTGCATAAAAGTGTGATATAATAACATATATTATTAAGGAGATATTATGGCGACAGCAACAGAAATAGCGGCTAAGAAAAAGGCCAAGAGGTCAGAGAAAAGATCCAAAAGACTTTCTCTTGATCAAATTCATATGGGCCCTGAACCATTCTGGGAAGAAGGGGTAACAAAGAAATATACTCAATCAGAAGTAAATGTTGAGTGGACCAAAGCAGCACACTGGTATAACTATTACTACAAACTTAAAGATTACATACCTTATGTAATTAGATATGCTGAAGATATTGGGTTTGATACAGATCAAATTAAAGCTCTGAAAGCATGCCAAGATTATAAATTAGTTGGTAGTTGTAAAGCTGTAATACGTTTACACTATCGTGGATGGGAACATACCGAAGAACAGTATGCCAAAGTTAAAACACATCTATTGGAACAGGTAGAAGAAGGCAAGATTTTACTACTAGAAAAGAAAGAAGAAACTAAAAATGCCCCACCTGTTATCTCTATTGCTGAGAGAACCAGACGCAAAATGATGGATACAATCTATGCAGCATGGGATGAAACAATTGTTGATGGCTGGATGGATAACAAATACAAAGAGAAGCTTGATGTCTATAGTTTATTTAAAGAACATCAATTAAAGGGCAATGCAATTGCTCCATTTCAAAGAATCATTCAATCAAATTATGATGAAATTAGTGATGCACTCAATAAGAAGTGTGATCAATGTGTAGAGGCTTATTCGCACATTAGTCCTGCTAATAAAAGAAAAATGTTAAAACAAATGGATACTATCTTTGCTGATTTGGATTCATTGAAACTGTCATTCAAGGCTAGTAAAACCCCTCGTATTGCTAAGAGAAAATCTACAGACGATCAGGTTAAAAACCTTAAATATAAATCCGATGATACTGATTTTAAGATTGCTTCAATCAATCCTGTCACTATCCCCGGTAAAGAAACTCTATTCATCTTTAATACAAAGAATAGAACACTTTATCAGTATGTTACCACTGCGACTGCTGGTTTTGAAATAGGTGGAACGTCTATTAAAAACTTTGAGCCTAAATTATCAAAGTGTACTAGGTTGCGTAAACCTGAGGATATTCTACCACTTATATTAACCAAGACACCAAAACAGATTGAGTCGCAGGTGTGGAAAACAGTCACAACCAAAGTAAATCCCTGCAATGGAAGGGTGAATGCTGATTGTGTATTATTAAGGACATTATGAATGATATTATAGAACATAAAATAATGACGAAGAAGAGATTCTCGTTAGCAGTGGAGACACTTGTATCTAAGACACCTAACACATCTTATATAGATGCAGCGGTAATGATTATCGAGCAGAGAGGAATGGATTATTCAAACCTAAAACGTTTATTAACCGATTCACTTAAAGCAAAGATAGAAAACGAGGCCCATGGTCTCAATTTAATTAAATCAAAGGGTGGCAACAAGCTACCAGTATAGGAGAATATTATGAGTAGTAATGTAATTATCCCATCATCTGATGAAGATAAAAAGCGAATCAAGGGCTGTATTGAAGAAATCA